TTAAATGGTATGCAAATGAAAATAATGGAGCTAGTTACTTGTATTGTGATGCAAGCGAAAACTTAATATATACAACTGGAGTAGACTTGCAATTTAAAGATAGTGATGTCTTGGTATTTGGAACAGGAGCAGGAGCAACAGGAGACGTAGGAATAACTTGGGACGGTACTAATTTGATTATTAGTGCAACAGCAGACGACACACTTATAGAAATAGGAGATTCAGCAGCAACACAGCTATCTTTTGATTTAAAATGGTATGGAGATGACGCGAACGGTGCAAAATATCTATACTTTGATGCTTCTGAAAACATGATATACACAACAGGAGTAGATTTTAAATTTAAGGATAATGATTATTGCTTATTTGGCAGTGGTGGGGACGTTACTATAACTTGGGATACTGCAAAATTAGTAGTAAATGCCCAAGCAGACGACACGCTAATTCAAATTGGCAAATCTGCAGCCACACAAAAGAGTTTTGATTTGCAATGGTTCGCGGAGGCTGCAAATGGAGCAAATTATTTATATGCAGATGCTTCAAGAAATCTCATAGAAACAACTAATATTGAGATTTCTACAAGAAAAAGAGTTGATGTTTTTGATGACTTTTTCCAACAAACGATCGCTGAAACTGATACTCCATGGATATTGAATAGCGGGACAGACCCTCAAGCACTAGACCCGGCTATTGATACCCAAGAAGGCGGCGTAATTAAACTAACATCTGGAGACGCAAGTGGAGCAGTTGCGGCAGATGGAAGTCAGATAGTTTGCTCTATTCCAATGCAGGCTGATTCAGGAGGTTTGGTATTTGAAACAAGATTGCATTTAAATACAGCAATAACAGGGATTAGTTGTAATGCAGGTTTCACAGATACAACAGCTCTAGAAGAACCATTTACGAACGCGGCAGATGTAATCACAGCCGTAGCTAATGACGCGGTTTGTTTTGTTTTCGACGATGGAGCGACAACAAAGGAATGGTTTGCGGCAGCAGTGGATAGCACTACGCAAGATGCTGGAAATGCTGCTTCTGGCGACGCTCCAGTAGCCGACACTTATCAAACACTAAGAATCGAAGTAAGCGCAGATGGCGCAACTATAAATTTCTACGTTGACGGAACATTAACACATACTTTAAGTGGTGATGAGGGTGTATCTCCAGACGTTAATCTATATGCAACTGTAGTGATTTGTAGTACTACAACAGCAAGTGTAACAGCAGATATAGATTATCTGTATTGTGGACATAATAGATAACAACGTAGATCTAGTTACACCAAAAAGAATGACGTAAAGTTCTAATAAATTCAGTATAATATAACCTAGGTATCATTTTGATACCTGGAAAATTTTTTTAGGAGGAAACAGAAATGGCAAATATGAATATAAATGAGCAAATTAAAATAAGGGAAAGCAGAATAAAGCAATTACAAGAAGAAATGACAAAATTAAAATCTAATATAGCAGCATGTAATGAAAGACTACAACTTTTATCAAATGAAGCATACAAGCAACAAGGAGCCATGGACGCATTGAAAGAACTGTTAGAACCAATTGACAAACCAAAAGTTTCAGGGAAAACAAATTAATGGATATGTTTAATAATAAATTTGAGATTAAAAAAGACTCTAGAATGACAAAGGCTGAAAGATTACTTTTTAATATTTATTTAGAGTTGAAGGAATTAAACTCAAATTTAACCAAAAATATGAAAAATATCAATAATAAAAAATCTACAAAAAAGTAGGTGATAATGATGGCAACAGTTCAAAACATAATTGATAGGGCCGCAACTATTTATCCTACATCTCGAAGTGCAGCAGATCAAATATTGAGTTTAGCAAGAATCCAAAGAAGATTGTATACAAGACTTGGTCTAGATTCTGAACAATACACAACTGACGAATCAGATGTGACAGTTGCAGACCAAGAGGAATATGATTTACCATCTGATTGTCAAATTTTTAATATTGTGAACATGACAATTGAAGTTGAAACAGTTGAAAGTAGCGGAGAATATGATGAATACAAATTTAGGGCATTTGATGAAATTTCAGTTGATTCAACAGGTAACTATTTTACAAGAGGATCAACATCTTCAAAATATTTTATATATGAATCTGGAGAAATTATAGATGATAATGACAGGACCATAAGAATAAGATATTATCCAGACCCTACAATTATTGATTCTGCTGATGATACTCCAACACTGAGTTCTATGTATCATGATTATTTTATTTATATGCTAGCTGCTGAAAATGCAGCTTGTGGCACTGACCCTGATGTGGAATTAGCAAATTATTGGCGTAGCGAAGCAGAGGAATACTATAATGAAATGAAATATAGAATACTAGACAATTTTAACAATACAGACACTAGAAGTACAGGAGCAAAGGAGTATATGTGATGGCATATTTTAGTCAATCTCAAAGAAAAGAAAATATAAAAATATTATTAGGTGATGGAATAAATACATACACTCCTGATGGGTTAATAAAGCGTTCTGAATGTATATCTAATTTAAATATGTCATCTAGGAAATATCCAAGTCTATGTACTCGAGCAGGACGTACACATGCAGCCGACTCAATAACAAACACAAATGGGATTGGATCATATAGAGACAGTTATTATTATAAGAATCTTGACATTTACTTACATGCGGTAGATGGCACAGTTTGGAAAAGATGGAACGCTAATGCATGGGCAAACGTACAAACAGGACTTACCAATGGAACTGCAAATTTTGTTAATTTCAACACATCTACAAAAAACTACATAATCATGGTAAATGGGTATCAAAAATTTGCTTGGGATGGTTCGTCGGTTACTACTTTAACAGACGCACCAGCAACTAATTTATACACCGTAGACGACAGACGATTATATGCATTGAAAGGAGACGTGTTATATATTTCTGCAGGTGGAAGTATAACAGACTGGACTACTGTAAATGATGCTATGCAATTGGTTATAAACGGTTCGAGAGGTCTAGCTACTTGTATCTGCACATACAAAGACACTGTTATATGTTTCTTTGAAAATTCTATGCATATTTTATATGGAAATGACCCTTTTGATTTTGATTTGTCTGACCCTATATCAATAGGTTGCGTTGGTTCAAAAGCAGTGATAGAGCATAATGGAATACTATATTTTGTGTACAATGACGGACTATACAGATTTGCAGGTGGACAACCTGAGAAATTAAGTCAAAAAGTAGATGGCTATTTTAGTGATATTCCTTTTTTATATTGGACATTAGTATGTTTAGGAAAATATGACAGATGGATATATATGTCAATAACATATGGAGCAGCAGCAACAGACAATAATATTACTTTGGTCTATGACACGCATTATGGAGTTTGGAATGTGCATAATGTAGGCTACGCTGACTTTACACAAATAGCAGGCGACTTAATTGGCATAGACACAGATGGACAAACGTGGGTTTTAAATTCTGGGAATGATGATAATAGTGTTGCTATTGCTAGTCAATGGATAAGTGGATGGATAGATATGAGCGTAATTAGCAAAAAGAAAAGATTAACAAAGCAATATTATTTATTATATTTACCAACAGGTTCTACTTTGACATTGTATTATTCGAATGATGGAAGTTCATGGACTAGTTTAAAAGCTTTTAGCACTTCATCATCAGAACAAATAGTAGCCGTTCCTGTTTCTTTGTCAGTTCTTAGTTCAGTTTCTAGATATAAATTTAAATTTGTTGGGACTGGACAATGGAGAATAAATCAAGTCGATGAATACTTTAATATAAAGAAGAGGCTATAAAATGAGCATATGGAAATTTTTAAAAGAAAATACAATTGAAAATACATTAGAATCACTTTTAAGAAGATTGAACTGGATATTTAGTAATCTTGATTCTAAAAATGTAAAAAGATTAAACTTTTCCGAAACTGACATTATAACAAGTAGGAACAAGGTTGAAATCTTTGACGATTTTTTGTATCAGGCTATAAGTGAAAATGATACGCCATGGATATTGAATAGCGGAGCAGATGCCCAGGCAGTAGACCCGGCAATTGATAATCAAGAGAGCGGTGTGTTAAAGTTTGTTTCTGGAAATGCAGATGGTACGGTTGTGAATGATGGATGTCAACTTGTATGTTCTTTACCTGTGCAGGCACAAAAAGGAAATTTAATATTTGAAACTAGACTCCATATTAATACAGCAATAACAAATCTAAGTATTTGTGCAGGCTTTACAGATTCTACAGTACTTGAAGAACCATTTACGAACGCTGCGGATGTAATTACTAGCAATGCAAGTGATGCAGCTTGTTTTGTATACGATGATGGAGCAACAACAAAAGAATGGTTTATGTGTGCAGTAGATAGTAATACAGATGATACAGGTAACACAGCTTTAGGAACTGCTCCAATTGCTGACACATGGCAAACACTAAGAATTGAAGTGTCTGAGGACGGAACAGAAATAAAATTTTTCATTGATGGTGAAAAAGTTGGGACATTAAACAAAGATGCTGGAGTTTCTCCGGACGTTAATTTATTTGCAACTATAGTCATTTGCAGTACAACAACATCATCAAAGGATATAGATGTAGACTATGTATTTGTATCATACAATCGAGAATAGAAAGCAGGTGAGAAATTGGCTAATAAAACCTATAATGGTGTAATGTATGATCCTGCGACAAATTATCAATCATTGATAAACAAAGCAGGAACAGACAAAAGTTCTTTAGATACCTTATATAAACAAAGAGCAGCTAAAATATACGGTGAAGGGATAACCAGTAAGTATTCAACAGTGCCAGGGCAACTACAATATTTGCAAAATGCAAGTTCGCCGCAACAAGTGGAAACAAATACTCAAAAAGTAACTCCAACTACAAAAACTCAATACTCAGATCAAATAACTCAAAGTTTAGGTGACTTAGCAGACATGTTAAAAACTCCATTAACATACGATTCTAGCAAAGACGAAGCATTCCAGGCAGCACAAACAAACATATCTAATGATGTATATAGGAACTTAGCAAGAAGGAATATTGCGGATAGTTCTTTTACTCCTCAGCAAATTTACGAGTTAAGTATGTCAGCATTACCGCAATATCAACAATTATGGCAAGCTAATCAACAACAAAATTTAGCAAATAATTTTGAAATGTTATCTCAGTTGCAAAATCTTGATACAACTGAGTTTAATAAAACACAAGCATTAGCACAATTTGATCAAGAGAAACAACAAGCATTAGAGCAATTGCAGTTACAAAAAGGTCAACTAACAGGAGATTACTTAACTCCAGAGCAAGCAGCTTTACTGGAGAATATTGACCCAATGCTAAATATGTATGCAAATTATGACGGAGGATATCAGGCAGAAATAAATCGAAGGTCTGCAATAAATCCAAACGACCCTGTTATTACTCAACTGAAATATTTGAGGAATCAAAAGATTAATAATCTTGGATTGACATATCCTGAGAGCGTGCTAGGTGATAAAACACTAGAACAAGCACAAGCAGAATATAGCAATCAATTTAATACTGCGCAACTGACAGGATATTATTTAACACCACAACAGCAGAGGGCAGTAAATAACGGAGTTGCAGCAGAAGATAAGGAAAGAATTGATAAGATTGTAGCTAATTTGCAAGGTGGTTATCAAGCATATATGAATCAATTAGATCCTAGCAGTGCTGAATTTGCAAAAGCTCAAATGTTAAGAAATGAAAAGATTGCTAAGCAAGGATTACCATATGAACCAACATATGGAGGCGAAACCTTGGCAGGAAAAGAATATAAATTAACAGAGCAAGAGGCTGAAATGAATCAAAAACTTGCTAAACAAGATTTATTTACAAAACAGACACAAAATAATTATCTTGAGCAACAATTGCAAGCAGACTTAAGTCAAACAGAGTTGCAAAACGTAGGTTTAGATGTAGCGAATGAAATATCAAAAATTAATTTAAACTATTTACCTAAAGAGAAACGGTCGGCTTTAAAACAAGCTCAAGTTGAGCTTAAGAATGGTAAATTACAAAATGCATATCAGAAAATTATAAATGCTAATTTACCAGATCAGCTAGAAGCGGACTTGAAAAAAACAATAGCTGACATAGAATACACTTATTCAAGTACATCAAACTCAAACATTGACACAGCATTAAAATCAGGTTCTGTTACTGGGACAGGTGCGTCCGTAATTGCTTATGCTAGTAACTATATAGGTACTCCATACTTGTGGGGTGGTGAAAGCTCGAAAGGTATTGATTGTTCTGGGTTAACACAAGCAGCTTTCAAGAAAATTGGTGTGAATTTGCCTAGACACACAGGTGATCAGGTAGAAAAAGGAACAGCAGTAAAAAAAGCTGACTTGCAACCAGGAGACCTTGTTTTTTTTAACACATATAAAAAAAATGGGCATGTTGGAATTTATATAGGTGGTGGACAAATGATACATGCTGGTAGTACAAAAGGCGTATCAATCACAAGTATAGATTCTAGTTACTGGGCACCTAGATATTCAACGGCAAGAAGAGTAATATAAAAAAATTGCATAAACAATTAAAAGCTACACCCTATGTTCGGCGACGAGCGTAGAAAACTTTGTGAACTGCTTGGATTGGTTATTATGCTTATGCAGCTACAACATATCTGGAAACGGAAAGTGTGAACGCTGGGAAACCTGAAAAAATGCATAAGATGGCATAAGGTTAAATCCTAAGTGCAGTTATAAGCCACGTCTAGCAGGTAAGCCGCTAAGTACTTTTTAGTATATGCGGAAACTTCAACGACTATCCATTTTGGAGTAGGGGAAACCCGAAGTGCTAAGCTCTCATTAAATTGAGATGATGATATAGTCTAACAGTAGCAGGAGGATTAATGCAAACAACTGGAAATACATCTATTGATAAAGCATTTACAACTAATGCGGCAACATATGGATTAGACCCAAACTTGATATATGCTATTTCTCATGTAGAAACAGGAGGAACTTTTGACCCAACTTTACAAAATAATATCGAAGGTGGGCATTTTGGATTAATGCAAGTATCAACAAACTTGCTAAATGACTCGAATATTGGCAACTGGAAAAGTCCTCAGTTGAATACAATGGTAGGTGCGAAATATTTAAATTATTTATTAAAATATTTCGACAATGACATGGAAAAGGCAATTTGTGCATACAATGCAGGTGAAGGGACTATAGGCGGATTAGTGAGAGACTACGGTAATAATTGGAAGAAACATTTATCGCCAGAAACAAAAAAATATTTACCTGCAGTTTTGAAAATATATACATCTTTAAAAACCTAACTAGAAGGTGATTTAATGTCTAATATAACAAATAGAATAAATGAAATAAGACAAAAGTATAATTTGCCTGTTAGCACTGGAATGAGTGTTAGCAGGCAAATTGATAATATAAGAAATAAATATAACAACATGGAAAATGTATACTTAGAAAATATAAAAAGAAGTGAAGAAATAAGAAAAAAAAGAGAAGAAGAAGAGTATAAAATTTGGAAGGCAAGAGCAGATAAAGCAGTTGAAGAATCAGTCGAAAGAAGAAAAAGAGAAAATCAGAAGAAGCAAAAGGATAAAGCTTCAAGAGAAGCGGCAATCAAAAATGAAGCATTAAAAAGAATGGGTATAGCAGGAGGGCAAACACAGTTACAGCAAGCGACAGGAAGCAATTTTACTCCAAAAAAAAGCACATGGGATAAGGTTAAAGATTTTGGTCTTACTTCTTTAGTTTCTAATCCTTTACTAGCTGCAATTGACGCAAAATTTAACGCTGGAAGAGGAAGCAATTTAGCAAAAAGTGCTATATATGGGGTAGGTGAAACAGTCGCAAAACCGCTAAATTATCTAGCCGACAAAGCAATGTTTGAATGGAACAAAAAAGCAAACTATAATGTAGATGGATCCAAGAGTAAATATCCTCAAGGATACAGCAAAGAGACGGACGCCATAGCAAAAAAAAAATCTAAGGAAGAAATTGAAAAAGCTAGATTACTAGATGAGATAGAATTAGAAAGAGTCGCAACAAATAGACCCTATGGCTGGACTCCAAGCAATGCTGAATCAATCGCAAAGGGTGTAGGTAGCACAGCCGCAGAGTTCGCACAAATGGCAGCTTTAGGGAATGTAGCAGGTGGCATGTCAGCAGCAACAAAGTTACCTAAATATGGTAAATTTGCGTTGGAATCTGGGATAGTTGGAACTGGATTAGGACTATTGAGGAGCATGGACAAAAAAGATAATACTTATAAAGACTACTTAAGAAATATTGCAGGGGAAACAGCTTTTATGGGAGCTGGAGGGCTGGCAGGAAAAGGAGCCGGAAGAATAGTCGGAAAAGGATTAAGCTATTTAAACAAACCTGCTATAGAAAAAATAGGATCAACAGTAGCACGTGGAATGGCTTTTGGTGGTGGTGGAAGTATTGCACAAGCACCATTTAGCGACGAAAAATTAACATCGGAAAATATTGCTACAAATGCATTGGTTGGAGCAGGATTTGAACTTGGACTAAATGCAAAAGGAATGGTCAATAATTATAACAAGACTCATATTGAGTATAACAAGTCTTTAGAAGGACTAAATAGATCTATACAAAGACAATCTGAGAAAGGAATTAATAAAATTGATTTCAATGAAAGGTATGGATTAAATCAAGATATATCAGGAATGAATCAAAATGAAAAAAAAATACTTTTGAAAAAATCCTTAAATAAAATCCTTGAGGCTTCAGGTAAAAATATATCTGGAAATTTAAAAACAGATAATATTTACAAAATTGCTCAACATTACAAAGAAAAATATAATTTGCCTGATTTGAAAATAACTACAACAATAAAACCTGGGGGAGAACCAGCAACTACTTACTTTAGCCAAGACGGATCGGCTAAAATAGAAATAAATAAAAGTTATACTAAAAATCAACAAGTAGCTGGGTTAAGGCACGAAATAGAACATGTAATTGATAGTAAGGCTGGATATAAAGGAAGTGACAAAATAGCAGAACCAGAAGGTACTTTCAACAAATTAGAAGAGCTATATAACAGCGTATACAAAGGACATCATAGAGATTACAATTCTTTTGATGTAGAATACCTGAAGAATTACAACAAAAAAAGTGAATTAATGGGAAATCAAAAAAATGATATTGCTTTCAATGAGCCAAATAAAGTTGATGGGGTTAAAGCAGGATATGAAAGAGATATCGACAAGTTAGAAAAAATAAATATAAATATAAAAGATAGAAAACTAACTAATGAAACAATGCACATGACAGAAAGGTCAAGTAAGAAAATAAAGGAAAGATATCTTGATACTAAAGAAGCTATAAAGACTATATGGCTAGATAGATATGAAGCAATTAAAAAAATATCAAGGAAAGCAAATGAACTATTTAATCTGGAAACTCAAAGTAGCGGAACAGTTGATTATATTATAAACAAAAGGTTAGTTAATAGAGAAGGTGATGAACTAGCAAACAAAGGGTTTAAAGATGTTTTAGGGATAAAAAACAAAAATGTAAAAAAGCAATTCTATAACTATCTTTATAACAAGCACAATGTAGATAGAGCAAAATATGAAAAAACTTTATTGACAGACTTAGAAGGAAATCAAATATCGGCAAAGAGATCAAAAGAAATAATCAATGAATATGAACAAACTTATCCAGAATTCAAAAAAATGTCAGAGCAATACAACCAATTATGGCAAACATTTACAAAAGAATGGTTAAGTGATTTTGTGGACCAGAAAACAATTAATTATTTGCAGAAAAAATATCCAAACTATGTACCTTCGTATAGACAGTTAGAAAGTTTTTTGACTGAAATCCCAACAAATAGAATTGTATCTGGTGTAAAAATAAAACAAGCAACAGGAAGTAAGAAAAAGATTAAGCCTTTTGACGAACAACTTGTAGCTCAAATAAACAAAATAGTAAAAAGCAATAGAAGAAATGAAGCATATAAAGAAATGTTAAAGCCAGTTTTGAAGAACCCTGGCAAATACAAAAATGTATTAGAAGTAGTTAAAATAGATAAAAATAGTAGTGAAATGAGTGAAAAAGAAATCGCTAATCAAATAGCAGAACTAAAGGAAGGAATTGTAAGTGGCGAAGATTCATTAAATTTACTTATGGACTTGATGGAAAATCCACTGAAACAAAAGTCTGGCATGGATGGATATCTTACTATATTTGACAAAGGGATACCAATTACAGTAAAAATAAAAGATAAAAGGATATATACAGCATTAAAAAAATATCAACAAGATGGAGAATTGTGGAAACTATTAGGGATTTGGAAGAAATTCGTTGTTCAACCATTTAAATCTCTTATAACTCAGAATCCTTTTTTTGCAACTAGAAACATAACAAGAGATACTCCAACCGCTTATGTCCAAGGAAACGAAGGTAATCCTATTAAATTTACTAGAGATAATGTAAAAGCCATGGTAGATATAACATTAAAAAATCCATTATGGAAAAAATATTCGGCTTTAGGAGGACGATTAACTAACATAAGAGATAACCCATTGGCACCGAATTTAACAGGTAAACTATCAAAAGCAAAAGATAATATATTTTCAATTATGGAAGTAGCAGAACAATTAAACAGATTTGCAGAATTTGAAAGAGTATATAAAAAGACTGGAAATGTACAAGATGCAAGGATAGCAGCAGCAAATATAACAACAAATTTCGGTAAAGGTGGTACACTTTCAAAGTTTTTAGAGAATCTTCTTCCTTTCTCAAACGCAGCAGTTCAGGGCTTAGCAACAACAGTAAGGGCATTTAAAAATAAACCAGTACAATCTTTAATTAGAACATTAGTATCAACAACAATCCCAGGTGGTTTGTTTTACTGGAATATCATTAGAGATGATGAAAAATCAAAAATTTATGATGAGATACCAAATAATATAAAAAATAGCAATTTTATAATTGTGAAAGATAAAGATACTGTAATTAAAATACCAAAAAATTACACAACTGGACTAATATTTACAAGTTTAGGAGAACGTTTTTACGACTATGCAAAAAGAAATGATGATAAAGCATTTGATGAACTTAAAGAAAGTTTTATCAATTCTTTTTTGCCATATAATTTTAAAGGGAACATTCTCGCGCCAGCTACAAACCTAGTCATGGGAGGAAATAAAGATTATTTTGGTAGGGAAATCGTCCCACAATCAATGAAAAATTTGTCTAATAAAAATCAATATGATGAGAGGACGACAACTGTAGGTAAATTCCTAGGACAACAATTTAATTGGAGTCCAAAAAAAGTAGACTATGCTATGGATAGCTACATAGGTTCAATATATGATTTTATGCGAAAAACAGGAAAAGAAGAAAAAAATATACCTGGAAAAGTGATAGATATGGGAAAAGCTAATTTTACGGTAAACACTTCATATACGCGCACACAGAATGAATACTATGATGTTTTAGACAAATTCAGAACTAAAAAAGCAGACTTTGATAAAAGTATTCAAGATAAAAAAAATGAAGTAAAAGAAGCAGGCTACAAACTAACTACAAATGCAGGGAAATCATATCTACAAGAATTACTTACAAGTACTGAAAGTGAAAAAATGCAGGAATACAAAGACATAAACAAAAGAATAAGTGAGCAATTAGAGGAATTGCAAGGAATTGAAGAAAGAGAAAAAACTAGTACTTTGCGAGACTATATAAATGAATTAAAAGACTTTAAACCATCTAATAACGATAACTATGGAGGAATGAGCAGCAATCCTTTATATTACGACTATAGGAAATAGGTGAATCATGGAAAAATTACAAGAAAAACTAAATGAGGCAATAATAAGAATCGCAGTCCTTGAAAATGGCTATGATTCAGTGAAGGACGATATAAAGACGTTGAAAGAGGATATGAAGAATATCCATCAAGAAATAATAAAATTAAATAAAGTACTAGAAAATAAATTTACAGAATTAGATAAACAAAAAATAAATGAATTAAAGACATCTAGAGCAATGATTATAGGCATAATAATTAGTATCTTAACAAGTATTATTGTTCCTTTTATTACAGGAAGGTGATGATGTATGTTCAAATTGGCATATAACGTAAATAGTGATTCAGGAAGCCAACCTCGCATTCATAAAATTGCTAGTAATACAGCAATAGAAAAAGGAGAACTAACAAAAAAACACAATGGATTAATAGTAAGTTATACAAATGGGAATTTTTATGACCCAGTAGCAGGTGTTGCAGCAGAAGATCACGACGGGACTACAACAGGAAGGCAGACTGGAAATGAAATAAAAATTTTTGATCATCATGATGATGTATTTTCATATATACCGCGCGAATTGATAACAGCTACAGGAGGTTCGACTACAACATTTGTAGATACTAATTTAAAGTTTAATGATGATGAGTTGAATGGTGGGTTTATAATTATTGTAAGTTGTGCGGCTAGTAGTACTATGAATAATAGAATGATACATATAAATGACTATACAGCAAGCACGGGAACAATTACATTATCTGAAACATTGCCATATACTTTATCAAGTGGAGATACAGCATATTTGTGTCCTGGGAAACAGGCAACAGGATGGAAAAATTGGGGATTAAATAGTGATGGAACAGGCATTAATTGGGAAGATGATAATGATGGGGAATCAATAGAGTTTTTTGATGTAAATCCTGAAACATTCACTATTATGTTAAAGTTTTCAATAAATAAAATTGATTCAGGCAATACAATTAATGCTATAAATTTGATAAGTATATATCCAGAAAGCAAAATTATACAATCAGCTATTAACTTAGCTTATACATCAGGGAAAAAAGTAATTGTCCCGCCGGGAACTTACACTACAAGTGAAAAAATAACAATAAAAGAAAATGTAAATATAGAATTTATAGAAGCTACAATAAAGCCAGATGGCAATTTTGATGTTATACAAATAAAACCTAAAACAAAGATAACAGGGCTAACAATTGATTGCAGTGAAGTTCCTGGCTGGGATAGTTCTGCAATAGTTATTTATGGTGGAGATACTTTTAGAGGCTATGACAGATGTTATTTGAAAGATATAACATTAATCAATACAGTAACAGGGGATGGCACTAAACATACCGGGAATGGGATAAAGATGTATTGTGATGTTTTGAGTCAAGCTATAGAATTTTTGAATTTTGAAAACATATACACTCAAGGATTCGGCAAAGGAATATATATCCATAGCACTATAGCAAATAGTTACACTAACAGTCCTTGGATAAACGGAAATAATTTTTCTAATTATAAAAGCTTTAAAGATACAAACGCAATTTACATTGACTGTAAATATCAAGCAGAGGGAAATATATTTTCAAACTTTCAAATTCAAGGGGATTACTATGGTAGCAGTGAATATGCTATATATTGCAAAGCTAGCCGAAATAAATTTAGTGGTTCAGTATATGACTGGGGAGGTGCTATACAAACAGAAACAGGAATTTATATAGCTTCAGGAAGTATAAATAATTATATAAATATTACTTCTCAGTCAAAGTACTCAGAAGAAAACATTATAGTAGACTATGGAACTAGGACAGTAATAGAAAGTAATGTAACAAAATCATTGAAACTTAATAAGCCAAATACATGTGATGAACATGGCATGAATGGAATACAAGATAATTTTTTATCATATGCAGATAAAAAATTTACTTGTACTTTGACAGGTACCCCAGCGTACGGAGGACTAACAAGAATTTTTGACCCCAATAATTACCTTTTAACCCCATTTTCTGAGCAAACTATTAAAAGTAGTTATGTGCGAATCAGATATTGACGGAAAAATATTAATAGACATAGTAAGAGAGTTATGATAATATGTCAATGAGATTTCTTATAGATCCAGATAAAAAACTTGCTTTTATTCTTTTGTGCAAGTTTTTTATTTGTGATAAATTAAAAAGGTTATCTAAGTAAAAGCAAGAAATCAATTTTGAATGCGCTAGCATCAAAAATAAAGCACTTCAAATATTAATCTTAGAATTTTTTACAAGTCAATAAATAAAAGTCTCTTATTCAATGTGTTAAAACATCAATATTCATTTTTAAATTTATCAAATAATTATTTGACATTATGATAGTATGATGGTATACTAAAAATAAATAAATTTAAAGGAGATTATATATTATGAATAAAATAATTAATCTGCTAAATTTTTACTTAGGAAAAGGGAGAATGATTTATCATTCTTCCTTTTAACATAAGAAAATATAATATGAAAGGAGTGAACTTATGTCAAAAGTAAAAAAAACATTTCATTTAGATGAAAGTATTAATGAAAAATTAAGAAAAGCTGCATACCTTTCTAAAAAATCTGAAAATAAAATTGTAAGCAACTTTTTAGTTGCGTACTTGGACGATTTCATTTTGCTATATACAAAGAAATAGCATATAGCAAAATAGAAAATCCTTGCATGATAATGGATCAATAATCATGCAAGGACATGGGAATAAAAACGTTCTACATAGAGATAATAACACATCTATGTAGAGAAAGGAAGTGTTATTATTGATGGATGTAAATACAATAAATATAGATACTATAATAGGAGTTTCAACAGTGCTTGTAGGATTTATATTATTCGCTAAGATGGTATTTAATGGCGGATTTAACTTCAAAAATTTAATATGGGCAGTTGTTGGTATTGCTATCATGGTAAATGTAATAAAAAATCCTGAGATGTTAGAACCTCTCGGGAAAAAACTGATTGATTTATTATTAATAGTATTAGAAAATTTAACAAAAAAATGACATAACAATAAAGATAAATAGGAGGATTAATATGGATAGTTATTTAAGGGAAATAATATTAGGTATCATGAAAGCAATAGCAACACTTTACGATAAAGAAATAGTCCGTGACCAATACGGATTGACTCTATTCAAAGATGGAAAATTCTTTGAATTAGATAGCGAGGACAAATGGAAGGAGTACAATAATAAAAAATGTATAGATGATATGGTAGGGGATTTAGAGGGAGTAGTTGAGGAATTAAGAAAAGAAGGGTTAGAGATAAACTATGAAGTTAAAAGGATATTTCAAAATAATGACGGTGAAAAAACATGAAAAAGAAAAATGACATAACAATAAAGATACTATTGTTTATATTTAAGAAAACAATAAAAGTTCTAGCAACAATTGCTAGAGCTTCTATAAAGGAGATTAAATACTTCGTAAAGAAAAGGACCAAACAATCAATATTAACTTACCTTTTCTTTACTTCAATTTGTGTAGTCTCAATTTGTGTAGTCTTTGACTATCAATTGAATTATATTACTGTTTTGCTTTGTACCACCTTATATTTTATCATTTTTGGAACAATAAGAGAAGTAATCTCAAGGATTAAAAAAGCAAAAAATAAAGCAAAAATTAAACTATTAAATAGGAGGTATAAAGCTATTAGAGCATTGTTTAATAACAAAATTAATATTGTTTCAGCTACTAACTCAGAAATTATTATTTTCAGTGATAGTATTACGACAAAAGATTTATTACAGCAAAAAGACAGATTAGAAGTGTTTTTTAACCGAAAAATATCATATATTCAAAAAAGAAGTAATTTTAAGTACAATAGAATAATTTTTCATACAGAAACTAAGTTTAAGAAATTTTACAGGTTTGATCATTACATGAATTTTGTTGACAAGAACAAAATCAAAAAAATGGAACTTCCTTTTATTTATGGAATAGATCAACAAGAAAATATCCTAATCGGAGACATGGCGAAAATAAAATATCTTTTTGTAGCTGGCGAGGCTGGCGGTGGGAAAAGTGTTATGTTAAACTGTATAATTCAATCACTCATGATTTTTAAAAATGATGTAATTTATCTCTTAGTTGATCTAAAAGAAGGTGTTGAGATGAGTGATTATAATAAATTTCCTAATTGTATTATTTGCAGTACTCCAGAAGAATTTAGCCAGGTGTTGAAAGTGCTAGATAACATGATGATAGAAAGACTAAGAAAAATAAAAGAGACCGATAACTGTAAGAATATACAGTCTTACAATGCAAAAAAGCATACAGCGAACATGAGCTATATTGTATTTGTGATTGACGAGATGGCAGAACTAAAACTTAGTTCCGATAAAGCAGGAAAGAGTGATGAAGAGAAAACACTACTAAGAATATTACAAAAAGGTCGAGCAGCTGGAATATTTGGTATAGGTGCAACACAGCGTCCTGGTACTGGTCAAATAGATTCAGATGTAAGAGCAGGGTTTCATAAGAGTATTAGTTTTGGTATATCTAGAATTGAAACTCAAAGGATGGTAAAAGTTTATGGAACTGAAAACTTAAAGGAAGGTGAATTTAAAACGGATTTACTTGACACAAATACTGTATACAAGGGATTTCTAATTATGGAAGAAGAAAACAAAATGAAGAAGTTACCTGAATGTAATGGTGTTTTTTCTAGTTTATATTTGAAGTTAGTTCTTGGAATTGAACCAATACAAATTAAACATAAGAAGAAAACAAACACTAATAATCTAATACAAAAGTTTCTAAGTAACAGAAACAAAGGTTATGACCTTAGTTATGACCTTAGGCAAAGTTATGACCTTAGAATAAAATACCCTACAGCCCACGTAGTAAAAGAGATTGAAGTAATTTTAAAAGCTTCAAATTTTAAAAAAAACGCTAAAGATATACATACGGATCTCGAAGGTCATAACGATTTTTCATACGAAAATTTTATTCAATTTTTAGAGTCTTATTCTGAACCAAAAACTGGAATAATACCAACTGCAAAAAAAACCTTCGAAAAGCTTGGTATTACTGAAAAGAAAAGAACTCTATTATTGAAACAAGCAGAAAAAGATGGCTACATAGTAAAAAACGGTCAAACCCGCTTTAAACTAAAAGTAAACAAGCATATTTAATGCTTGTTTACTAAAGAAAGAGTAATAAATAAAAAAAATCAAAGGAGTAATACAATGTTAAAAATGTTAAAACTAATTCATTATTTGTTTAATAGAAACAATAGAAAGATTTCTATCAAAAAATCTTACAAAAAACATTATATAACAAAAATCATAAATTTTAAATTGGAGAATAAAATATATTTTAGAATGATTGACTATTGGGCAATTGATGAAGAAAATAATTTTTTCGTTGACTGTAAAAGAGATAAAACAGACAATGGAATAACAAAAAGGTTCTATATTACCGATGACATAGTAATAAATCAAATAGTAAACAGTAACAAAAACTTAATAACTCTTGACCATGATTTAAATAGAGTGTATTCTATTCAGTATAAGTAATTTATAAAAGGAGATAGATACAATGTTAAAAGACTTTAAAATTTTTGATACTGACTCAGTGTTTCTGAATCCTGAAGAACGGTCAAGCATTACAAATTAAGATTTGTATATACTTCGTTCATCTCATCTTGCGTTATTCCTATGTATTTTAGTGTTATTGCCGGGGACGAATGATTAAATATCTTTTGTAATAGAGTTATATCAATCCCTTGTCTATATGACCAATATCCAAAAGTTTTTCTCAGAGTATGTGTCCCAAATCTACCATGTATACCTGCATGTTTAGCAGCTTCATTGATTATCACCCATGCGTGATTTCTGCTTATATGCTTATTACTACATTTTCTACTTCTAAAAATATAGTGATTACTGTCTGATTCATATTCAATGTCTTTCAAATACAGTAGCAAAGCTTTTTTACTTTGTTTGTTTATTTTAAAAGTCCTGGTTTTACCTGTTTTTTTCTCATTTATTGTTACTTCCCATTTGATTTTGTTTTCGTTTAATACATCAGATATTCTCAATTCAAGTAAATCAGATATTCTCAGTCCTATATTTATTCCAAGCACAAATAAACAATAGTTCCTGAGATTTTTTTCTTTGAGAAATTTTTTTATTTTTTCAATTTTATTTTTGTCTTTTATTGCATTTACTTCAATCATACTCCATACTCCATTAAAAAAAATCCCCTTAAGAGGGGAGCTTTTGAGTTTGTAAAAACATTACATACAAAAGTTTTGCATATATAAAAATTTCATAAAAAAATTGTACCACATTTTTTTTATATGTACCACTTGTTTTGTAAAGGTCGGTGCAATTTACGAATATTTTCGTAAATGTTTTTGGAATCTTTACGAATGCAAGAAAAGGCTAAAATACGTTTTGATTTTTAGCATTCGTAAACCTATAGGTTTAATTTTTCTCTTTCGAAAATACCAATTGCCATTTTATAGAGAAAAGTCGTAAGTAAATTTCTGGAATAAAATTATTTTGTACTAGATTATCAAGTCAAAGAATTATATTTGCAAAAATTATAATATAGACAAATAATGTCAAGTTATCCACAAAATTAGAGTCAATTTTGGGGAAAATGGTCATTGTCACCAAAAAATGTTAGGTCAAACTAACTGCAATAAACAAAATGATAATATCAGCTCTGACTCAGAAATATCAAGAAACAGAAATATTATACATAAATAGGAAATTGATCAATAAATGCAAATATCTATAGAAATTTATCGAACAAAATAATTATTCAATTTTTTACAAATAGAAGAAAAATGCGTGTTGAATCTAATGTTTGTATATTGTGTCATATTCAAAATTAATTTATTACTGTTTTTGCCCTAAATTACTATTTTTTTGTCACGTTTTTATTTTTTGCATTATTTTTGCCTATCTCTCCTGTCGAAATTACATTTTTTGTAACTCTCTCTCTTTTTTGTATATACTTGTTTATTAATCCTTTTTGTTTTTATATTCCAAAGTTTGTTATTCATTTCACAATCTTTTCCCTATTTTTTTCTAATATTGTCATGTTTTCTATTTTGTACGTTTTTCTCGCTTTGTCTCTACCTTTTCATGTTTCATATTACAGATATATTACATTGTGAAAAAAGTATTGACAAAGTGAGAATAATGTTATACAATGGTTTCGTACCAAGCAATACAAAAAAAATAAAAATTAAAGGAGATTATATTATGACAAAAATTAAAATGATTGGCTATGGCCACGGACAAGGCGAAGAAGTGGAAGTATTGGAAAGAAGACAATTAGAAGAAAAAATTGAAAGTCTTGAAAGTACGGACATAATTAAAACTGCATGGGATGGATTTAATGCTGGATATAAAACAGGGTATGCAGTAATAGATTTACGTAATGGAGAATTATACACTGAATCTTTAGGTCAAAATGAAACAAATCAAGCCATTGACAACACTTATATTATTATTTATAAATTTGATCAAAACTTTGACATAGGAGATATTGTCGATTTTGACATTGAAGAGGATGAAGATGTAGTTGAAGTAATGATTGAAACGCTGGATTATGATTTTTCATTAGATTACATTGACATAGATAGACAATTAGATGAATTCTATTGTCCAGAAATGGAATAATTGAATGGAATAATTGAGAAGCAATACAAAAAAAATAAAAAATTATTAAAGGAGATTGAATATTATGACAAAATTAAAAATTGAAACTTATATTATGCAAAGCATAGCTGCTATTATGAATAGCAAAAACGGAAGAGATGAGGAATTGAAACTTTTGGAACAAATAATCAATAATATCTGGGAATTAAGCGGAGTTATTGACGCAAGATTGATTGATTATAATTTATTATTTGAAGTTCATAATTTTTTTGAAGAAAATAGAGATAAATTTTCTCTATATACTGAAAATAGAGAAGTTGTTTTCAACTTGAAAGATAATACTATAGTAATAATTAAAGATGAAGAGAAAAAAGGTACTATTTATCTCTCAGATGATGAAATATCTGATGAATTATACGATTTTATTACAGAATTCTATTTTAATAAAAAATTCGAGATTGACTTATCAAAATTAAACGAAAAAACAGAAGTAGAAAGACTTCCCGAACTTGAAATGGAATAATTGAGGGGACAAATGTCCTCTCAAAACTAAAAAAATAAAAAATTAAAGGAGATTAAAATTATGAATAATAAAAAATTTAAAGAAATTGTAAAGTGGGCAAGGAAAAATTCACATTCACATATTATAAGTCTTTATGATGATGATTATGGCATATATCGGCTAGATATATGCCAGCAGGAAGATGAAAACGGCCAATGTGGCCGTTATTGTAATTGCTCCTGTTCAAATTGGAGCAGAAGTATAGAAATTTCAGAAATGACTACTCAACAATATAACGAAATTGAAGATATTATCGAAGGAGATTTAAAATGAATATAGAAAAAACAAGAATATTTCTCGATATTAAATATAATATTGAGAAAAGAATGCAAAAACTTCATACAACCAAAAGAGACTTGAGTAAGTCTCTCGGAATAAAAGAAAGCAGCTTGTCAATGAAACTCGCTGGTAAGCGAGGACTTACCATCGAAGAGGGGGTTATAATTTCAAAATTCCTAGAAATTTCCATGGATGAATTGTTCATGGGAAAAAAACTAAAGAAGAATGAAGTTAAGGAAAAATTGCAAGATATATCTAAAAGCATTTTGGATATATCAGATAAAATCCACGTATTGGAGGAATATAGAAAAAAATAAAATTAAAGGAGATTGAAACTATGAATGATAAGATTAACAAGCTAGTAAATATGTTAGATGATGTTTTTGAAAATTATAATTTATATGAGTTAAATCAAGAAATAGTCTGGGACGGAGGGACTACTAATTTAGACGGATATATTCTTCAATCTAACCGGCTTGACGAAAAGTCTTTTGCAGATTTAGTCTCAAAAGAGACTTGGGCTAGATTAGGAAAAGACTTAAACAAGATAAGTAAATTTGCACTTAAATTATATAATGAAAAGATAATAGAAGAATTCGATTACCATTACCTTGTAACTGGCGAAAAAGGTAAATGGTAAATACAAAAAGGTTGAGGGATCACCTTGAAGCTCCCAATAAACAAAAAGGAGATTAAATCATGAACTATAGTAAAAAGGTTTCAATAAATAAAGTTATAGAAATTTCAAATAAAATAATATCTCTTGACTTTGTTAAAGAGATATTAAATACAGCTCAATATAAAATTTCATTGGTAAACTTTATTTATTCAGATGAAACATCTATATCTTGGAAAAAAATTAGGCAAAAATGAATTAAAGGAAAAATTGCAAGATATATCCAAGATACTTTTGGATATATCCGATAAAATTCATATATTACAATAAAAATAAACTAAAGGAGATTAAAACTATGAGTAAAAAATTGATTTTTGACATTGAAAGTGATGGTCTTTTTGGTAAGGGTTTTGCATATGCTTATGTGAAACTTGATGAAAATAATAACATCATCGAACTTGACTCTTGTATGAGTCAAATTGAAGTAAAAGATGAGTGGGTAAGACAAAATGTTTTACCAATGCGTACGTTAAAAAACGTACATACAAATAAAGCTTTAAGAAATTCATTCTTTGAAGTTCTGAAAAAATCTAAAGATTGTCAAATTTGGGGAGATGTTGTTTTTCCAGTTGAAACAAATTTTCTTGAAGAAGTAGCGAATGATGATATAGAATCAAGAAAGTTTGAAATGCCATATCCTTTATTTGATATTTCAACTATTAGGGATATAAACATACCGAGGATAAAAACATTTAATGAGGATATGTATAAGCTATATCCTCAGTTAATAAATTCGCTAAGTGTATACAATCTAAAAGAACACAATCCGCTACACGACGTGTTAGCAAGTACTTACTTGCTAACACATAACAAAAATATAATTAATTATTATATTGATAATTTAATAAACTTATAGAATAATATACAAAAAAGACATATGCCCATATGTCTTTTTTGTTTTTTACATAGTTAAATACAATCCTCTATTTTCAGCACTTCCAAAACTCAATTTTCTATATTCAATTTTGTAGCGATTCTATTTTATTTTTTCGTACAAGTATACGTTAGAAAAAACTGTGGGTCTAGAAATGATTATTAATTTTCATGAATTGTACTATAAACCAGTAATAACGCTGGATAGAATGTGTTTTTGTAAAACACAGTGTTAACGCTGGTTTCGCGGAGTGGTAAAAAATCTTTAGAAAATCACCTAGATTTTTTTACCTGGATATTTTTAAAAGCTTAATTTAATTTGTTGACTTACTTAAAAAGTTATGTAATAATATATTTAATATATTATTTAAAGGAGGCTTTTATATGAAAGTAAAAGAAAAGGTTATCAGAAAAACAATTTCTATTTATCCTAAGATAAATAGACAAATTAAAACTATTGCCAAAAAATACCAACGGTCAGAAAGTGAAATTATAAAAATAGCAATAGAAAAATTATTAGAAGAAGAAGAAAATTGAATTATTTTGTCGGTAATAGTAAAATAAAAGAGAAAATAATCGCCCTGGTTCTCAGGACGAAATAACCTTAATATTGATTTGTATAATGATTATAACATGCAAATCAATATAAATCAATATAAATCAATATAACAAGCTAAGGAGATGATTTTATTGGGAGAAAAAAGATATTTTTGGTTACAGTTGCCTACTGATTTTTTCAAAGATAGAGTTATGAAAAAATTAAAGAGGATGGCTGGTGGTACAACTTAC